GATAAGCAGGGTCATATAAAGAAAATTCTGTAATACCTAAAGTATCTTGAATAGGTTCTTTTAAATCAGGATATTTACTTCCTTTATCTGCTTTTTTAAAATCTTTAGTATATAGTAAACCTTTACCACATCCATAATCTAAAAAACTTTTAATTTTATTTTCATCAAATATGCTCTTAATAATATAAGTTAGAGGTATTAAACTTATACCCATAAAAGCTCGTTCATCTTTATGCATTAGTTTATATGCATCTATAAGTTCTTCGTATTCTTGTGAAGGAATAACATTTGGTTCTGGGTAATTACTCATTAAATGTCCTTTCAAATGAAGGTTGTTTTGCTCTTTGTTCTTGAGATAGATTCCATAGTTCACTTATTAAAGTATCTTTACCATGAAAGTTTATACACATCTCTAAAACATTTTCATTAAATATCTTTTCACAATCTTGTGCCATAGCTAAAAGCTCACCAGTAGTCCAAAAGTTTTTATCTTTAACAGCTACTTTAAAATACTTAGGTCTTGGCTCTTCATCATCAGCACCAGTTGTTTCTTTTTTCATATCATCTGTAGGTTCATTCATACAAGAATCATAGCCAAACAAATCAAACTGCCTGAATCCCATAGTATGCATAATACCAATAGCTCTCATTGCTGCACAAGTACCACCTGTAATTAATGTAGAACCTTTAGGTATACCTAGTTCTTCATTAAGTGTTACTTGATTATTTACTATACCTTTCTTTTGTTCTTCTGGGTCACGTAATGATTCTGTAAATGCATGCCATCCCCATATGTCTGCTTTCTTTTCTATTAAATAATTAGTAACAGAAGGGTCAGTCATAGATGCAACAAAGAATTTAGTTGTTGGATGTATAGTTTTAAATAGTTCTTTTCTTACTACACCATGAGTACTTGTACCAGTAATAGGTCTAGGGTCTAGTACTATACAAGCCCAAGGTTGTATACCATGCTCTAATAATTTAGGATAAGAATGTTTAACAGCTATAATTTTTTTCTTAGGATTATTGTATATAAAATCAGATAACTTTTTATAGTCTGTAAATGGACCACCTGAAACTACAATAGCACCTTGTTGATTCATTGGATATTTAGATAACCATTTATCTTTATCTATAAGTTTCATGTTAGCTTTAATATTATTTCTAATATAATCTTTAGGAACACAATCTCTAGGATTAACTACAATAGGTACATTTAATAATTCTTTAGGTGGTTTATCTAAATCTTTACCATGTAATATTAAATTTAAATGTGTGTGTCCTCCTCCTCTAACTCTATCTCCTGAAGGAAGAACATACTTTTTTATTTCTTTATCTATAGATTTAAATACTTCATTAGTTCCTTTAAACTTTTCTTCTACATCATTCTTATCTTTATCAGCTAAGAAGTAATGGTCCATCATTACAATAGGTATATGTTTTAAACTATCGTAATCACTCTTAGCAGTAGGTATACTATTACCACCACCTATTAAAGCAAAGTCTATAGTAGGAAGAAACTTAAATAAATTTTCTTGTTTTAAAGTTTCTCTTGAGTTACCTTTAGTTAAAACAAAAGTAAATGTTTTCTTTTTTTCTTTCATTTTATCTTTAAACTCAGTTAATCTTTTGTCTACAGCAGCCATAGTATTATGTGCTTTAACATTAAACTCTTCTAAGTCTGTCTCTGTAGTCCCATCTTCAAACAAATCATAACCATAGTATTCTACTTTATCTGTATATTCAAAAGCAGTTAAAGCCATTTCAATAGCACGTCCTGCATTCCATGTACCAACTTCTAAAAAGTTTTTAGGTTTATAGTGACGTATTACTTCAGCTAATTGTTTATATCTATTAGGCATTATGTCAGGACTTGTTTCTTCATTAGATAAATCAAATAATCTATTACCTTCTTTATCTCTTAATGGTAATGTAGAAGGATTAATATTACCATTAAAATGTAGAATCGTATCAGTAATACTTTCTAATGTAACAGCTTTTAATCCATGTGTTAAATATATATTCATTAATCTTTCTGTAATAAATGCATCATGCCATTCTCTATATTGAAATACTTCTCCTGCTACATATGCTTTTTTTAAATCCATAAGTAAATCATATGTTGCTTGATGATTTAAATTAAAAGCCATGACAGAAGAATCAATACCTTGAGTACCATCTTCATAACTACGTAATCCTCTATATGCTATATGTGCATCTTCAGGTAGCATCTTATCTAAGTCAGCTTCAGTTAATCTTTTATTTACATAAGAGTCTGCATCAATCCATATTAACCAACCTTTTTTATACACAGCTTCTGCATGTTTAGTTAATGCAAATACTTTATGACTATTTCTTTTAGCATCTAGTTTAATATTATATGTTATTTGTCCACCTTCTGTACCATCATGTATAGAATGCATTTCTTTAAATGTATTATACTCTTTAATATCATTAATACTTTTATAAGAAATAGAATCTTTTTTAATTAATTTATAAGAGTCTATATTACAATCGTGATAGTAGCAGGTTAAGTTTAATGCAGGTTCAAATTGATTGTCTATAGATTTAATTAAATGATGTCCTATATTCTTATAAATAGTTTCATTAAAAGAAGTTACAAAGTTGTACTTACTCATATTAGATAGTCCTTATCTTGTGGTAGAATGCCATTATATTTTAACCACTTAGCATCATTACACCATTCAACAGCATATTTATTATCTTGTACTCTTGTTCCACCCCAGTCCTTAAACCAAGGTCCACCTGTAGTAAAGTGTACATTCTTAGCTTCTAATTTTTCATTTGAGTGTCCATCTAACCAGTTCCATTCTTCAGGTAGAGTTCCTATATCTGCTTCTTTATCTGGTAACCATTGAAATGTATGCAGCCATCTTCCTGTTTGAGTATTGATAGCATCTACTGTAAGTTTTTCATTATAGTGATGTGAACAATTAAACATCATAAGACTAGACCAGTTCTTTCTTGCATAAGGTTCTTGTACTTTACCATCCATTTTAGTTCCTTTAGGTGGTTCATACTTATGTTTAACACACCATAATGGATAATAATTATCTTGACACATATCAAATAATTCTGTTATATCAGTTCTAATATACATATCACAGTCCATATATAAAGCTAAACCTTGATACATATTTAAATGTGGTACAAGAAATCTAGTAAAACTAAAATCAGTAGAGAAAGGTTTACCATCTATTTCATCAAAAGATTGTCCTCCTATTGAGTTAGATTTTCTAGTATATAATCCCATTCTTGAAACAACATCTTTTTTAATTGGTACAACACGTACACCTTTAGTTGCTATTCTTTCTATTGAAAACTTTAAAACTTCATAAGCTGTATGTTCTCTTGAATCATAACCAATGTATACTGTATTAGTCATTTCTTTTCTTATCCTCATGCTATCTCCTGTATATAATATTGTAGTGTTCTAATTATAAATCATTTATATATTAAAGTCAACAAATATTTATATATCTACTAACTCACATGAACCTGCAGTGCATGCTAACTCTTGTGAACCTTTTGTTGTATCTTCTTTCTCAAACTTACTAAGCTCAGACCAGTTAATATTCTTTGGCATTTTAGCTGCAAGCTCTTCATATGTAGCTTTATCTATGTCTTGATAAGGTGCTTGTTGATATGTATGGTCAGAAAAAGGTAAGAAAGATATACCAGATAGTGCATCAAAGTTATCCCAACACCAATTACCTACGTTAATCCATTCATGTTCTTTAACAGATATAGTTACTGAAGGTTTATGTTCACACCAATGCTCTGCATAACACTTCCATATCTCTAGCTGTTCTATAGCTGTCATATCATCTCTGAATACAGCATTAGAATCTGCTTTCATAGGAAAAGAAAATACAGAATTATTTGGCTGCATTACATCATCTTCACAAGGTATACCCTGGTCTTTCATAAATTCTGTTAGTGGGTCTTTCTTATCTCCTCTAACTGTTCTTATGTAATAAGGATTATGTCTAGCATGAATACCACTAGCACTATCTACTAACTGACTAACTGTGCCTGAAGGTTTAACACAAGTAATAGCTGTTGATTGTGGTATGCCTAACTTCTCTGACCACTCTTTGTTTACTGTTACAGCTTTTTGTTTCATATCTTGTAGTGTTTCTGGTAACGTACTTCTCATTCTAGATAGTATACTATTATCCATAATACCTGTTAATGATACACCAAGTAATCTTTCTTCTTCTGTATTATCTTTCCATCTCTTTCTTAGATAACCAAAGTTAGTAAGTGTAGCTTGTATTGTACCTAATATAGTAGCTACTTCTATTTTATTCTTTAATGTTTCTACTGTATCAGTAGGTCTACATACTACCTCAGTTAAGTTACAAAACTGATTAGGTCTAAGTATAATTTCACTACAAGGATTAGTACCAAATGCATAGTCTGATTTACGTCTACCATTCTCTTTAGCTTTTGCTTGAGCTGATACTCTACTAAAGATACCACGTTCACCTGATTTACTTTCATATAAAGCTAACCATTCTTTCATAAAAATACCTACATCAGGTTTCTCTGTATAAGCTACTGAGTTATTAGCTAATGCTCTTTCAGGATTTGTCTCCCACCAAGCACCAGACTTAGCAACTCTTAATCTCTGGTCTGATAAATTAGATAGAGATATAAGAGCTGACCTACGTACACCACCAACAACTACAACTTCACCTGTTTTACATACAATATCGTGACACTCCATAGAAGATAACTTTCTACCTTTAGCTTCTTTAAATTTATTAATAGTAAAATCAATTAAATTAAGTAATGGTTGAGGACCACTAGCTCTTCCTCCAAATGTTTTTAATCTTGCACCTGCAGGTCTTATTTTATTTGGGTCTATTTTAGGTACTCTATTAGTATAAAGAAAAGATATTAAATCTCTAAATGCTCTAGCCCATCCTTCTTTAGAATCAGCTATAGATATTACATCTTCTGTATGTTCAAACTCTCTATCAGGTATAGTAGGTAGTTTAGAAACTCCTTCTCTTTCAACAGAAAAACCTACACCTGTACCATTCATAAGTATATAAAGTATCTCATCAAAAGAACGAGGACTATCTATAGGTACATAAGAACAATTATATCCTGATATGTTTTCTCTTTCTAGTGCTGGACCTGCTGTCATTAATGCTCTCATTGAAGGCATAACTTGTAGTCCTATAATACTATCTTCTATTCTTCTCCATACTTCAGGAGGTAATACTACACCTAAGTTTTTATCTAAATGTCCTTGCATAAAATTACTAAACCTAGATACTGTTTCAATCCAGCTTTCTCTTCTACCTTCATCAGGTAACCAACGTGCATATCTAGATGCATGTATAAATGTTTGATAGTCTGTAGGTAAATAATTACTCATTATTAAACTGCTCCTTATATTTTTCTATTGCTAACTGTAGACAGTGAATTCCTTTTTCATAATCTTCAATTACATTTCTACCTTTATTTTTATGCCTAGCTCTTGTTATATATTTAATACTATTTCCTTCTAAAAAAGTTAAATTGTTTGCTACAATATAATCTACAGGTTGAATCTTTAAATTTTTATAATGATTTCCTCCTACTTGTTTACCTCTTATAGCAACTTCTTTTAAATTTGTTTTATTAAAATCTTTTTTATCTTTAACTGTTTCTCTTATTGCATCATCCATTTGTCCCATTTTATTTTCCTTTTATAATTTTGATAAAAAATAGGCTACTAAAACAATTAGTAACCCTATACATATTCCTACTAGTAAAAAAAATATATTAACATCATAACTTGAATTGAAGTATAACATTAGTACATTCATAGTCAACTCATTTAGATAACAACTTATTAATTCTTTTTCTTACATACTTAACTTCTTTTGATTGTAAAACTTTATATGCAAATCCTCTAACATATTTAGAATCTAAGTTAGCACTATCACATATGTATTCAAAGTTAGAACAAGTAACACCTACAGTAGAAAAAAACCATCCTTTAGCTTGGTCTCTAGCTACAATACTTATTTCAGTTTCATTAGATGCTTCAGGTTTTGTTGCATCTAGTAATGCTTGAAGTATTACTGATAAGAATAAAAGTCTTTCAGTAGGACAATCACTAAATGATTTCTGCAAATATTCTGTGTATAGTATTTCTTGTTTTTCTTTCATTAATCCACTCTTCAGGTATCCCTTCTCTTAAAGAACAATATTTAAAATTGTGTCTGATGCACCAACTTGCATTAGTCATCTTACCACCTTTATATAATTTAGCTTTTGGATTATCAAATATAAATCTTATATCTAATTCTGGTTTTTGTTTTCTTATAAACAAATGTTTCTTTCTATCTTCTCTTACGAATCTACCTTTAACTTCTAATATAATTCCATTTTCTTTTAATATAAAATCTGGAATATATCTTTTATGTTCTAACCATTCGTATTCTATTTTACCTTTTTCATATTCATGAGCTATCTTTTTATCTATAAGTAAGTTGTATATCTTTTCTTCTGACTTACTACGAAACATTTACTTCTTCGACATTAGGTAATTTTTTAACTTGTGTAAGATGTCTAATGCCTTTTGAATATTTAAAACCACGTAGTCCCTTACCCTCATTAGCATCAGCCCAACATTCTCTTTTATAAGAGCAGTATACGCAACCAATCGAAAGTTTAAAGTTACCACTAACACCATCAGGTACATCAGGGTAGCACCTCTGAGGTTTAATATCTTGTACCACAACTTTTTTAAGGTGTTTAATCCTATCTTTAGCATTTATCATCTCCATATCATGTAGTTTAAGTAAAGCAAGTGAACCATTCTGTTTATCAATAGCAAAGAAAGCAGCTTCTTTATCTCCATGAGCATCAGCATAAGCTGATATCTGTGCTATGTAACCGAAAGGGTCTTCTTCTCTTAATGTACCATGACTAAATTTTTTAAAAGAAGAAGCTGATGCACTCTTAACATCAACTAATACTCCATCTATTCTACAGTCTTGATGTCCTACAACACCTTGTACTTTAACTTCTTTCTGTTCTTCCGTAACAGTATGTCCTGCTAGTTTAGTTAAAGCTATAAGTAAAGACTCTAACATATGTCCATATAAAAACTTTATTCTAGTAGCAGGTGTAAATTGTTTTTCTTTATTAGTGTTCTTCATATCATACCATAGTTGTCTGTCTGGTTTTCCTATAGCAGATAATCTTAAATTATTTTTTCCTCTAGGTTCATTATATAGATAATCAAAAAGACATTCTTTTATTTCTTTTCCTAATTGTTCTAGTATTTTATTTGCTTCTGTCTTAGATAAGTTTGGTTTGTTTGCTAAATCAAATAGTCTATAAATATCTTCTACTAATGTATCAATGTTTTTCATGTGTAAAAAAAGGGAGTAGTAAAATGAACTAAAACTACTCCCTATCCCTTCAGTTAGGAATTATGCAAAAGCTGCAGAAGTATCTTCATTTGATGTATATCCATCTTTAACTACATCAAAATCTTCTTGTGGTCCTGAATCATAAGGTACAAGGTCTGTTACTTGTACTGATTTTAAATCAGCTGATGTACCTTTTCTACCTTTAAACTCCCAATCGTATGTAGAGTATAGTACATTAACTAAGGAACCATTTCCTATTAGTGTATTGATAAGAGGTCTCTTTTGAGCATCTACTACAATAGGTGCAGCATTCTCATTACCATCTTTTCTTTTCACTTTTCTTTTTACTGTTACAAAATCTCCTCGGTCATCACCTTTGTTCTTAATAGTAAGTCCATCAGCTTTAACCATTTCAATGTTCTTTTTATCTAAGTTACAAACATCAAGAGTCCACACACCATCTGCATCAAATGTTGTATTAGGTGATGTAATGGATGCCCAATAAGCTTTTCCTGTTATAACTGTCATATTTAATTAACTCCTTTTTACTGTTATAAGATACATAATCATGTACCTTTTGTTATTAATAAATTTATTATTATATATTTAATTATTATTGTCAATACTTTTTTTAATAATATCTGAAGAAAAAATATTCTGGATATTCATTAGATACATTTTACTTGCATTATGGTCTCCACCAGATACTGTTTTCTTATTAGTTGTTTGTTCTACAATACGTCTAAGCATATCAGTTTTAAAAACTAATGTTGCATATACGTCTTCATTTATACATAGATTATGAAACCAATAGTCTGATTCAGTAGCTGCTATACCACTAGGTTTACCATAGCTTTCATATTCTATTGCTATGTTACCTGTCTTTAACCACATACCTCTTTCTGATTTCACTTCTATCTTCTTATCTTGTAACATGTCTGCTACAATCTTCTCTTTAACTAGACCATACTTTAAGTCTAAATCAAATTTCTTTCTATCTTGTATCTTTGGTTTTAATGTGTTGCTGCCCATGTTAATCCTGCCTTCCACTCACTATCTAAAGGACAATTAAGTTTTAATATTTGTTCTGTTTGTTTAATAGATTCTTTACTTATCTGTCCAAACTTTTGTACATCTTTATGATTAACTTCAAATTGATATTCATCATGAACAGATGCTACTAAGTGAGCATCAATACCAGAAGCAGTAATCATATCCATCATACATACTAACCATTGTTTACAAACAATAGCACCTGCTCCTTGTAGTAAAGTATTTAAAGCACTATGAGGACTACGTATTTGAAAGACTCTACCATCTAATCCTTTAATAACTCCTTTTATAGAAGCTTCTTGTACATTATCACGTAATGCTGCAAGAGCAGGCATATTAGTTAAGAATCTGTTAACTAATATTTGTCCTTGTTTAGCACCTGCATCTACAACTTTACCTATTTTAGCTGCACCTGCTCCATATAAAAAAGCATATATAAATGTTTTAGCTTGGTCTCTATTAGTTAAACCTGCCATCTTCATATTAGCTGTATGTATGTCACCTGTTAACAACTCATTAGTAAATTTAGCATCATTCATATAATGTGCTAGACATCTTAATTCTAAACCACTCGCATCAGTACCTACCAATGTATACTTAGAAGAGTCAGATACTGTCCAACAATCTCTACATTCTTTACCATAAGGAGAATAGGTAGCAGGTACTTGAGCAAGGTTCGGAGAATTGTGTGCCATACGTCCTGTAACAGTTTTTAATGTCATTACTCTACCATGTACTTTGTTATCATCTCCACATAACTCTATCCAGGATTTAATTTGTGACACTCTTTTTTGTAGTAGTAAATATCTTGAAAACATTTTAGCTTCTTTCATATCAATATTATTTAATACTTCTTCATTTACTATTACATTACCTTTATCAGTTTTAAGTTTAGGTTTCCATCCTTTTTCTATTAAACGTTCAGCTATTTGTTTTCTACTACCAATATTAAAAGGTATATATTTAACTTTAGTTTTAAGTTGAACTTCTGTAGGTGGAAATATTTCTGTAGCTTCATTAGATAAACTATTAGCTTCATCTTCTAAGGATGCTTTAAGTGTAGTTGCTTTTCTTAAATCTAAAGTAAATCCATTCTCTTCTTGCTTATCTATAATAACTCTAACTTTTTTTTCTAGTTCTATAGATTCATTAGAAAATTTACTTTTCTCTTTATCTAATTCATTCATTACTTTATGAGTTAAGTTTACATCCTGTGTGCAGTACGTAAGCATATCAGGAGAATACGTATCAAAAGAATCCATATCTCCTTTTTCAAATCTTAACTTCTTTCCCCATGCATTTAGTCCATGTCCTTCTTCTCTTATAGGATTAAAGAGTTGTGATTCTATTAGAGTATCTCTTATCTGATTAGATTCAATAGACGAACCAGTAAATTTATTTAATAAAGGTGCATCAAAAGATAAACCATTATGCATTATAAATGTATCAATGTTCTTACTCCAATCTTTAAAGTCTTTACATTCTTCTTGTACCCAATGTTTAATCGTATTAGTCTTAGGACACTTAGCTACAATACAATGTATTTGAGTAGCTTCATTCTTAAAACCATTTGTTTCTATATCAACTATAGCTGCCATCTTTCTCCTCCTTTCCACACCAGTTACAAGGTTCTCCTTCACCTATTTCCATTAAACTATCTTCAACATTACAATAGTGTTTCCACATTTTTATTCTATCTGGATTTTCACTAGGTTCTTCTGGAATAATATATTTCATTTTATTTTCTCTTTATTTATTTATATTTTTAAGTATATGTGCAATTACATTTATTGTCCACCCATTTCCTAACATTTTATATCGTTGAGTTTTACTAACACTTGCTGTATAAAAATCAGGAACTGTTTGTGCTCGTTCACATTCTAATGGTGTAATATATCTTAATCCTTTTTTATCTGGTATTCCAAAAAATCTTTGAGAACTACAACCTTTTCCATGTGAACCTTCTATCATCTGAACTTTCTCATTATCTTTTTGTATTCTTAATTTTTTATTTTTTCTTTTACTATGTCTATGAATCCAATCTAACATCTTATTAGAATAATAATATTTATCATTTACATTTTTTTCTTTTATATCTTTATATAAAATATTTTTATCTTTAGGTATTTTAAAAGATATATTAGTCCAATATAATCTTTTTCTATTTTGTGCTGATACTAAATTACTATTAACTTCTATTGGTTTAACACCTAATTCTTTAGATATAATATTTTCATATTCTTTTTTCATCTTAACATTCTCATATAAAAACCAACTTGGTTTTAATTTATTTTTAATTTTAACATAATCAAAAAAGTATTGACTTCTTTTATCTTTAAATCCTAATTTTTTACCTGCATTAGAAAAGCCTTGACAAGGAGAACCACCTAATAATAAATCAAAAAAAGGAAAATTTGCACTGAAATCTATATGAGAAACATCACCTAAATTAATTGTATCAGGATAATTTAATTTAGTTACTTGAATACAAAACTTATCTATTTCGGCTGTAAAATAATTATTGTATTTTATATTAGCTTTATTAAGAGCTAATTGTCCACAAGACATTCCATCAAACAAAGATAAGACATTCATTTTAATCTCCTACATCAAATTGATTAGTATCGTCAAGCTTATTATCTTTAAGCTCTTTTAATCTACCTGTTGCTCTATCATAAAGTAAATTACCTGCTGCTCCTGTATCACCTGTATATCTATTCTTTAAGATACGAAGCATAGTTGTATTAGCTGTCATAGAATCATGTGCTTGTTGATTACGTTCAAGAGCAATAACACAATCACTAAGATGTGCAATAGAAGCTGAACCTCTAAGATGTGACAGTGTAACTTCTCTACCATTTTCGTGACCTGTATCACCTGTTGGTCTTCTTAGATGTGATACTAATAATAAACCTACACCTGTCTGTTCAACTAAACTTCTTAACTTAGTCATAAGAATATCAATAGACTTTCTTTCATCATCTCCCTCTTGTCCACTAACTAAAATAGATAGATGGTCTAAGATAATCCATTTACAATCTAAAGCTTTAGCCATGTATTGTACACGATTTAGTATTTCATCATTATGTATAGAACCAAAGTGGTCAAAGGCATAGAACCTACCAGTTCCTATAGTAGCATCTTCCCACTTTTTTAATTGTTCTCTTGTATGTTGGTCTCTAATTTCTTTAATATATAATCTAGCACCTGCTTCAACAGACATAATATTAAATGCAGTTTTCTTAATGTTTTCTTCTAATGCTAAGACACCTATATTAGAATTAGTAGCAGTAAGTATATGATGCATTAGTTCTCTTGTTACTGATGACTTACCCATTCCTGCACCTGCAGTAAAAGTAACTAACTCACCTGTTCTCATACCATAAGTCTTATCATTAAGAGCTTGCCAAGGATACAAACATGTATCATTCTTTTGTTCTTCATATAAAGAACTTTGTAATGATTTAAGATTAATAATACCTGCTGGTGTATATACATCTGCATCCCACCATGCATCTAAGAACTTTTTACTTTCTCCTCTTTGTGCATATTCATTAGCATCTTTGTAATCTAAACGCATAATCTTACACTTATTAGGTTCAAAGAGTTGAGCTACTTTAGATGCTGCTGCTTTACCTGGTTCGTCATTATCAAAACAAATTATAATTGTTTCAAAC